TCTGAATCCTACGCGTCGTCTCCATCCCGTCTCGGTCCACGCTCTTTCCCATAACCATAGGTTATAGAGAGAGAGGATCGGCCAAGACGTGCCCAGGCCCATTAAGATTCCTCGAGAGGTTTCTTCTTGGCGTACGACTAACTGCAAAATAGGTATCCTATGATGCAGCATCATACGTCCTGTGCATACGCGAAAGGCTTCCGCTAGAAAAGGGGTAAAACCTGCTCCAGCGATTATACCTTCCACGAAGGAGGAGACAACGTCCAACGGCATCAAATCAGTCGCTCGGGTCATGTCAACCGATCGGAAGACATAACCCTTGTGGGATGTAAACATTGTGGAAACGAAGTCCTCCATAGGATCTTCTGTTTCCGGGTTTACACGAGGATCTGATTTGAGAGCTCTCAATAGCATGCTATTGAGAAACATGGAGAGATACGATACTGCATAAGTGACCGGGGTCACCATGCGTAACTTCTCTCCGCGTTCGCGTATAACTGTTTGCCTAATGGCTGGCAGTATACCGGCTCTGTGAGACCTTCTCACTTCCAATGCACAATGTGTAAAGGTCATGAGATGCACGTACAGAATATCCCACTCTTGTGGTCCGATATCATGTACGGGATAATACGATGGTTCATAAGGCCAAAGTAGTTCTCCACAGGTCTCACCTGCCTCAGGACAGGAACCACCAATGATACAATTGCGGTTTTCATCAGACAACAGTCTGAAGGGGAAAACCCCCGCAACTATATCACTGATCTCTTCTAAGAGAGAGAGATCTAGAACAGTATCCTCGAAAGCGGTCCTACCGTCTTTCAAGGCTTTCAACATCCCACCCTTACTCCGTGCCGACTCGAAAGTCGCCGATAGTGAGGAGGGAAGCCTCGCCCAATCCCATTTCTTATTACGAGACCAAGTTCTCGCGAATGAGAAAGCCTTACGACAAAGCCGAGACGACGTCTTGAACTCTGTTGTAAGATCTTCGAGGTGGGTGAAAAGCGAGCTTTTCACATCCACTTCTTCAGGCAGGGGCCCAGCACGTGAAAACCTGCTGAGTTGAAAGAGGATCCACTTTTGCTTCACAGCCGTAAACCCTTTCAGGCTTAAGGCTCCACAAAAGTAGACCGATACTGGAGCTAAGAAGTCTGGCCGAGATTCACCTACGAGTAGGTCGTCAACGGCGAGTCTTCTTAACCACGCGCTTGCCTCCTTGAAGACTTTCTTAGAACCGTGCGCTTTCGCAGCAGTTAAAAGATGTCTTACAAAGATACTCACACCCCTGCGTGCATAGCAGTAATGTGAGTACCCTTCTTGGGGGGAACAAGCGTTCCAGACTCTATCCCACGATTTCCCGAAACTAATTGACATTGCTACAAATAGCGCAGTCAACCAGCGACGGGAACGTTGATGGACCGGAGTCAAGTCAGGTCGCACCTGGATTCTGATCCTGGAATCCGAGATACCCTCCCAAGAGACGTAATCGCTCTTGGAACGGGGGTACAACCTGCGGTTCACCCGATGTGAACCCAGTAGACCTGCGGAGTGCTCTATCTCTTGAGCACCCCTTATGTGTAT